TGAAGATATAATTATAAATCCAAGAGATGGTGGTATATTTTATTGGGATAAAACAAATGGTTTAGGTAACAGAGCTGTAGAGCTTAGTGCAACAAGCACATATTCTGGAGAAACAAGTGTGCCTACAGTTGCCAAACAAGTTCTTGTATCAGACCAAGACCGACACGTTATCGTTTTTGGTTGTGATGGATTAGGCGCAAATTCGTCTGCCACACAAGGTAATGGTGTACAAGATCCGTTGTTGATACGTTTTTCATCACAAGAAAATCCAGTAGATTTCTTTCCAACTGCTACAAATACAGCAGGTGATTTAAGATTAGGTGGTGGATCTACCTTCGTACAAGCTGTTGAAACCAAACAACAGATATTAGTCTTTACTAACAAAACACTACACGCAATGAAGTTCATAGGTCCACCATTTACATTTGGTTTACAAGAGCTGTCTAAAAACATAACCATTATGAGTCCTTTTTCTGCCATAGCAGTTGAAGATGCAGTGTTTTGGATGGGTGTAGATACGTTTTACGTTTATTCTGGTGGTCAAACAATACAGCTTCCTTGCACTGTAAAAGATAAAGTATTTTTAGATTTTAATTTTGAAGAACGTGATAAAGTTCATGTTGGTTTAAATTCAGAATTTAGTGAGATATTGTGGTTTTATCCATCATCTAGTGGCACAACTGTAGATAAGTATGTTGCCTATAATTATTTAGAAAAAGTTTGGTATTACGGCACACTTGCAAGACAAGCATGGCTTGATAGAGGTATTAGGAATCTGCCACAAGCAACTGGTAATCAGTATCTTTACAACCATGAAGTAGGGTTTGATGATGATGGATCTGCCATGACATCCTTCATAGAATCTGCATCTATTGATATAGGAGATGGTGATAAGTTTGTATCATTAAAGCAAGTAATACCTGATATAACATTTAACGGATCAACAAGCGTTAATCCTGATGTATCATTTACCATGAAATCAAGAAACAATCCAGGTGCTAACTTTAATCAAACAACACAGAATACAACACAAAGATCTGCAACTAGTCCAGTAGAGCAATTTACACAAAAGTTAGATTATCGTTTACGAGGAAGATCTTTTGCTTTAAGAATTGATTCCACATCACTAGGAACAAAATATAAATTAGGAACACCAAGAGTTGATGTTAGGGAGGATGGTAGACGCTAATGCTTATAACCAGTATTCCTCAATATATTCAAGGTATTACAAATGCAAAGGTAGATCTTACCACAACAGATCTTACAACTTTGTTTACAGTTCCTAGTGATGCCGATTTTAATGCAGCCGTTGTTAGTTCTATATTAGTTTCTGAAGATAGTGGCAACGCTGATACAATTACAGTTCAACTTGTAAATGGCAGTGATACATTTAGTTTGTTTAAAGTAAAAGCAGTAGGAGCGAACACAACTGTAGAACTGCTTACAAGAGATCTAATATTACAAAGTGGAGAGGTATTGAAAGTTCAAGCAGCAACTGCAAATAGATTGCATGTTGTGGCGAGCATTCAAGAATTATCGAAGACAAGAGTAACAACGAGTGCGTTGTCAAGAATTTAAAAGGTATATAGACGAATTTGTTAAAATAAGATAAGGTAACAATATGAGTTTAGGTAAGTTATTAAAAAATATTGCACCCATTGCTATTGGAACCTTTTTAGGTCCTGCTGCATTAGGCACTACTGGCATGAATCCTTTTTTTCAACGAGCAGTGACTGGAGCTTTAACATCTAAACTTATGGGTGGCAAAAATAAAGATGCACTTAGAAATGCTTTGATTGCTGGTGTAGGTGGTGCTGCCTTTGATCGTTTTGGTGGTGCAGATCAAGCTGTCCCCACTGGTGGAGATGGAACAATTGTTCGTAGAAACTTACCAGATTCTGAGTTTATGGGTTCTGGCAGCACAACAGGAGACGTTGTTTCTAAAACAGTTCCAGCAGAACAATCAGCAAAACAAATAGCTGAAACATTTAAACCAAGGACATTTAGTGCAGAATTATTAAAATCTGCTGGTGTTGGTGGAGATAATCTACTTGCTCGATTACTTAATACACCAATGGGCGAGGGCTTAACAGCAGGTTTGTTAGCACAATTATTATCTAGTGGCGATGAAGAAGAAGATACAAGGACATCATTTGAAAGAAGACCTTTTGGCACAGGCGGACCTGGTGGCAGATTAGGTGGCATGACATTCGCAGCAGATGGTGGAGAAATGGGATTTCCAAGACGAACAGGTGGCATAGATCCATCAGAGGGTTCAGGCACAAAAGATGATGTGCCTGCAATGCTTATGGCTGGTGAGTTTGTCTTAACAAAAGATGCTGTCAAAGGACTAGGTGATGGCAATTCACGAAAGGGAATACAAAGAGCCTACAATATGATGGATAAATTGGAAGCGAGGGCATAATGGCTGTTCAAACTGTAGAAAACATACAAAGATTACCCCCATTCTTAGAGGGTCTGCAAAAAAGATTGTTGCAGACTGGATTTGGTGAGTTTGATGGTGAAGATCAAACCACGCCAGGACTGCTTGACACTCCCCTTAATCTTCCACAATTTCAAATTGCAGGTATAGACCCTCTAAGAACTCGTGCAATTTCACTTGGTGAAAATCTAGTAGGTTCTTTTAGACCATTTGTAGAGGGTGCTGGAGAACAGGCTACTGCAGGTCAACAAGCACTCACATCTGGATTACAGTTTTTACAGCCTGAAGCTATAGAGAGATTTCAAAGCCCATTTCAACAACAGGTAATTGACGTTGCAATGAACGAGCTTGACAGACAAGCAGCGATGCAAAGATCAAGAGCTGATGCTGCAGCCGTTGGTGCTGGTGCTTTTGGTGGATCAAGACAAGGTGTGCAAAGAGCAGAGGCAGATAGAGGTTTGCAACAAGTTAAAGCTGATACATTGTCTAAGTTATTACAGAGTGGCTTTGGTACAGCCTTACAAGCAGCACAGAACGCAGGAAGACTGTCTGGTGGACTTGGACAAGCTTTCGGCACTCTAGCAGGAACCACAGGTGATATAGGAAGATTACAACAGGCATTAGGTCAAGCAGATATATCACAGCTCACACAGTTGGGTGCATTAAGACAAGGGCAGTCACAAGCTGAATTAGATGCACAACGTCAGAATTTATTACAACAAGCACAAGAACCATTTACAAGGTTGCAATTAGGACAAAACTTACTGCAAGGAATGCCAAGTGCTTCAATACCTTCTACATTCCAGCAGTCTACTACACCATCTGCAAATCCGTTCTTGCAGGGTATCGGTGCATATACAACATTGTCACAGATTGCACCTTTTGGTGGTACTAAATCTGCATAGGGTAGTTACATGGCAAAACAACCAACATTAACTTCAGGATTAGTAAATCAACTAGTTCCAAAACCTACTTTAAGCGGAGTTTTTGGTACAGCTTTTGACAGAAACAGAGCAAGTAATCAAGAGTTATTAAATTTACTAGGTTTTAAAGACTATACTGGAGCACTTGGTCAAGGAGATACAGTCGCTGGAAGTATTGCAAGATCTTTAGGAGAAGGTGCTCTTAACATACCTTCTGCTTTAAGTGAAGTTTATAAAGATGTTAAACTTCCTTTTGATGCTTTGGATGCAGGTATTAGTTCTTTAGGAACGGCTTTGACAGATCCTTTATTTACAGAAAAAGGCAGGAAAAAACAAGCACAACGCATGGCATCTGATACAAGTGGATTAGAATTAGGATTGCCCATAGATACAACTATTCCAAGAGGTGCTCTTGGTCCTAACCCTATAATCGGACAAACTCTTAAAGATAGAGAAGCAGCACAATCAAGAATAGATGCAAAAAAATCTCAAGTAGATGAATTTGACATTGGTTCAGGAAAGGCTGAACAAGATACTGCTGGTGTAGACAAAGAGTCATCACCAAAATTCCAAGATCCACAAGCAGATGCAGCAAAAATTGCACAAGAAAAAGAATTTGATACGGCAACTGCACCTGATGAAGATCTTGATTATACAGATACTTACACAGAAGAAGAGCTTAAAGCAGTTACTGATCCTGAAGTAAAAAAGAAAGCTGCTCAAGCACAATTATTTACTGATGCTATGAAAGACATAGAACAGATGTATGGTGATGGTACGGAGACAGGTAAAACCAAAACAATTGATGATTATAAAGCTGATTTTGCAAAAGCAACAGGTATTGATATTTCAGGAGAGCCTGACAATAGAGCTGCACTTATGGCACTAGGTTTATCATTAATGCAAAACAGAGCTGGTAAAGGTTTTAACTTATCCAACATACTTGGTGAAGTTGGTCGTGCTGGACAAGAAGCTTTACCTAAGTTTGAGGCAGCTAGAAAAGAGGCAAGAGCTGGTCAAGTTGCTGCTGGTAAATTTGCATTACAAGAACAAAAAGCAGATCGTCAAGCAGAATTAGCTAAAGCTAAAGAAAAGAGAGCTGCATTAGCTGCAGTAGCTAAAGAATTTAGAGGTTACGCTAATAAACAAGCACTTGAGCAAATGAAACTTAGCAATGATTTGTATATTAAACGACTTGAGTTTGCTAACAAAGGCGTTGATCCTAAAGGCAAAATTACAGAAGCACGATTGTTAAATCAACCTAACCTTAAAATTAACAAGGGTTATGTAGCTGGTAACAATAACATTGTATTTTTAAATGCTCAATCTGAAGCAAAAGCACATGCTGATGCCTATAGAAATGTGTTAGAAGCCAAAGATAGTATTAATGAAATGGAAGCTTTAACAAGACAACTAGCTGGTAAAAGTCCTGCATCTGCGGTCACCATCATTCTTGAAAGAGGTAAAAGATTACTTAAACCTCTAGGTATTGGAAATGATGATTATTCAAAAGATTTTAAATTAAACAAGGATGAATCTAATATAAGTGCAGAAAAACAAATAGAAATACTACAAAGAAGACTTATCTCGCAGTACAAAAAGTTTTTAACAAAAGAAACAGGTAATGGAATATCTGAAGGTGATATTAGAAGATTACAAGAGTTGCTTGGTAAGATAAGCCCATTAAAACCTTTAGAAGAAAATTTAGAAAATTTTGCACAACTTCGTGTTATATTTGATGCACCACAAAGAACATTAGAAGGTATTTTTTCTGAATTTGGACAAAGAAAAAATCACATGAATGATCAAAGTTACAATGATACGATGAAAGTCATTAATGATGCTATTACCATAGGTACACAGGGTAAATATGGTGCGACAGTTGGTAGCGATGGAACTATTAATATAGACTTGACGAAGAGATAAATGGGTAAAGTAGTTTTAAATACACCACAAGGCACAGTTAATATCACAATTGCAGGTGATAAGCCAACACTTGAAGAGTCAATACAGATTAATAATATTATTAGACAATCTGGTGTTGGACAAATGGTATCAAAGCAAGAGCCAAATGTTGCTGATAAACTCGAACAATTGTTCGATTCAAGCACAGGTATAAAAAGTAATGCTTTACGTTCTGCGTTAAGTGTGGCTGAAACAAATGAAGAAGAAGATGCAATACTTCGTAAATTTGATCTTAATGATGATGATTTTTTAAGAGATAATAGAGGAAGATTGGCTTTAACACCAACTGGTGCAGCTAAGTTTGGTCAAGAAACAGATAAGAACATTCTTGTTGATGAAGAGGGATTTAGTAGATACGACTTCTCTGATCTTGCAGGTATAGTACCAGAATTAGTAGGCGGTGTAAGCGGAGCTATTGCTGGTCAGTTAGCTATACCAATCCCTATTCTTGGTGCAGCTATTGGTGCTGGTATAGGAGCAGGTGGTGGACAAGCTGTTGAAGAACTTGGTGAGGCTGTTGCTGGCGTACAAAAGCAAGACATTAAAGATATAGCAAAAGACGTTGGTAAAGAAGCTACAATTGGTTTTGTAAGTGATTTAACATTTGGATTAGCTGCGGGTGCATTTAGAGCTGTTAGACGAGGAGTTACGCCAGGTAAAGACCTTACTGCTACTGAATTAGATACAGCAGGATTGTCAACGTCACCACCGATTGACGAAGCTGGTGATGTAATTAAACCAGCAGATTTTGCAAAGTTATCTGCTGATGAAAAGATTGAAGCTGTTAATCGTGTCGTTACAAAAGAAGATGGTACAGTTGTTCGAGGTGGTTTTGGTGTAAAGCCTACATTGTCAGCCATCAGAGCACCATCTCTTGTAGCAAGAATACAGGCAATTGGTGAAAAAATATTCAAGACATCAGATAGATTAAAAAACAACAATGATGTTATCAAGCAAGTTATTGACGCTTACAAAGAAAAGTTTGGTTTAGAAGGAGCTGACGCTGTAGACGTTGGTCAAATACTTAAACGTGGCATGGTCGATAACAACGAAAAATTGATAAAAGCTGAAAAAGACGCACAAAGACGGATCATTGAGCAAATGAAAGGTGCAGTTGGTGTTTTTAAAAGAGCTGCTGACGAAAATAGCTCTGTAGATGATGACTTATTCACTATATTTAAAAAAGCTTCAGATGAGTTTGATACATTTATATCAGGTAAATTTAGAGCTGTTGATGACATTTTAAGAGATGATGCTGGATTAGGTCGTCAAGGTGTCATGTTTATAAATAATTTTACAGATCATCTTAAAAGAATAAAAAGTGACTACGCTCCACAAATAGCTGCAAGAGATCCTGATGGTAAAGCTTTTCAAAACATTATAGATTCTTTTGAATCAGTTGGTGGAAAGTTAGATGATGGCTTGAAAAAAGATATATCATTCAATCAACTTTATAATTTAAGAAAAACTCTTAGTGATTTAAGAATGAGTTCGAATGATACTGTAAAACAAGAGCTTACAAACGTAAATGGCACAGGCTTGTTAGACGAAGTTGACAACATGTTTAAACAAATGGGAGATCAAGATAGTCAACTTTTTAGAGACTTGTCTGGAAGATTGGGTAATATGGGTATATCGCCAGATAAATTTAGAAGAGCTGGCGAAACAATTAAAGATGCACAAAATGAATTTTTTGAAGGTAAAAGTATTTTAGAGGATCTTTACGCTTCACAAGCAATTAAAAATTTAAGTAGATATAGAACTATGCCAGGTGAACTTGATAAAGCACCTATGAATATTGACATTTACAGAAATATTATAAAACCAAACAACCCACAGTTTTTAAAAAGGGCGACAGATTTTTTAAGAGAATATGGTGGCAGAGCTGGTAGGTCTGGAGACGAAGTTGCAGATGAATTTATTGCAAGGGCAGGTAATCAATTTTTAGAAGACGCTATAGAGACATCAGGAATTAAAAACTTTAAAAATGTTAAAGACTTTAATGGTACAAAGTTTGCGATGGCTGTAAAAGGTCTTGGCACGACAGCCAGAGAATTGTTTGGAGATAAAACAAACGAAATTTTAAAGTTAGCTGACGAAATAGGTGGTGTAAAAATATCAGGATTGCAAGCTAGAGGTGTTTTAGATCAATACAGAGACGCAGTTGGTGGCACTGAAAGTATGGAGGGTTTACTTACTAAACTGCAAGGCTTGTCTGAAACTCAAAAAATATTAGCCAGAGAGCAAAAAAATAGAATAATAAACAAGTTACAAGATGAGACATTAGACTTAGATCCATTGGAGGCTTCAAGATTTTTAGTTCAAAAACAGACTAAGAACTCTGAAATAAAACCGATAATTAATTATTTTGCTAGAAATCAAGATGATGCTGGATTACAAAAAATTAGAGCGTATTATATTAATAGCATGATTGATGATTTTGGTGAGTCTGTTATGACAGATGGTAAGTCATTGAATGCTTTTGCAGATAGAATTTTGGACGCTGCGGCAGATGGTAAACTCCGAACAATTTTTCCTGGTGGTGTTGGTGAGAGCATGGAAAAGTTTGGTAAAATACTTAAATTTAATGCTAGAGCAGCAGAGGGTGGAGATCTTGTTGCAGCTAATATAGCGGCATCACCATTCCAAAACTTAGGTAAGCTCGCAAAGTTTACAATACTGGGTAACAGAATGTTATCACAAAGTTATTATGATGACATTATATCTCAATATAATGGTATAACTCTTAAACAGTTTAAGAGACCTGAAGAGAGAGCAAAAAGCCTTGGATCTATTATTGGTAAAGCTTTAAGTCAATCAACTGGTCAAACGATTGATAACGCTGTAGGCGAGGTCGAAGATCAAGTTGATGCTGTTTTAGAAAGCTCTGGTGTTAAAGATCAAATACAAAACGTAACTCAACAGTTAGCACCAGCAATAAATCAAGCAAGATCAGGAGTTAATCAAGCAAGAGGAGTGACTGCATCAGCTCCAAATGTAAATCCACCAGCAGCAGGAACTCAACTTGCTGGTATAAACATATCTAACCCAGCTAATGCTTTTTCACTGGGTCTTAGTCCACAAAACATAGCAATAGCACAAAGAACAAGGGGAACTCCGTGAATATAGAACAATTAAGAGATACTTTAAAAATTGATGAGGGCTGCGTCAATTCTGTCTATCTTGATCATTTAAATCTGGCTACGGTGGGCATAGGGCATTTGGTTACTGAATGGGATGAAGAGTATGGCAAACCAGTTGGCACACCAGTATCAGAAGAAAGAGTCAACGAATTATTTGACAAAGATGTCCAGGTGACAATAGAGGAGTGCGAACAATTATTCGGTAACTTTCAGGACCTACCAGAAGAGGTGCAGCAAATTTTAGCTAATATGATGTTTAATCTTGGTCGTCCTAGATTATCCAAATTTAGACGCTTATGCAAAGCTGTGGCTGAAAGAGACTGGCAAGAATGTGCAGTCCAGATGCACGATTCGAAATGGAGAACGCAAGTACCTAAACGTGCAGAAAGACTTATAGAAAGAATGAAAGCTGTAACTACTTAGGTTTTTTTCTTCTAGATCTTACTTTAAAACCAGCTTTAGCATATCTTTCTGCTTCTTTTTTATTGTAAGTCTCTCTTATTTTCTTTGTATCATCATGTATATAATATTTTGTAAGAGTTGAATTTGTCATTAATCTCTCGTATGTAAACTGTTTATTGCTCCTAACCCAAGGCTAGTAACTTTACTTTTGTACTTGCTATATTCTTCTTTTTCAAACTCTTGATCTATAAAAAGACCAAGTTGTTGTCGTATGTTTCTTCTTTGTAGTTCACATATTTTAACTAATTTGTCATAACTTTTTACGTCTAAGCCAACTGACTTGAATTTTGTTGTATCTGTCATTATACTACCTCCATGACCTATAAATACCCAATTATACCCAAAAAGACTAGAAGACCCAACAAGTATTTTGCAAAAAAAACATTAGCTTTTGGAGAAAAATTTGACTCAAAATGGGAAGCAGAGCGTTGGGGTCAGTTAAAAGCTATGGAAAGAGCTGGTGTGGTTGATCAATTAAAGAGACAAGTTAAATATGAACTTACAATAAATGATATTAAAATATGTAATTATATAGCTGATTTTACATACATGTTAATAGAAGAAAATGGCTTGTCCAGGTATGTGGTTGAAGATGCTAAAGGTGTACTTACACCTGAGTTTAAATTAAAAAAGAAGATGATGAAAGCTATACATGGTATAGACATTCATCTCTCCTTTAAAAATAAACGCTAGTTTGCGTTTGCATCAAGAATTTTTTTACTCATCTTCTCAATGGTAGTGGCAAATCATCTTGATACAGTAACTTTGCAATTACTATACCAATTACGACCTTTTGCCATAAATCTTTAGTCTTATTCTTTTATCAGGACTAGTTTTAAAATTATAGAGTCTCTCAATCATTATAATAAAGTCATCTCTACTACCTTGATTAGTTAACTTAGCAGAAAAGTTTTCTACTCTTCTTTTAAATATTGACCAGACAAAGGACTTATCATTCATAACTGAAATCATAGCACGAATAAAATTACCCTTTTTCCATTTATCAAAGTAATCACCTATCCATATAATAGCATTGGCTATCTCTTTGGCTTTTTCTAAGTCATGGACTTTGAAACCACCTTCACGAAACTCACGATAATCGTGTGAATCTAAATAACCTTTACCGTTAAGCATTGCGAGTGAGTCTGATACACTGAAACCAAAAGCTCTAACAAACCATTCTAAGGTAATATAATGCTCTGAATCTAATTTAAAATGAGACATCATATACTCGTGCATAGTCCATTTACGATTAACAGAGTTCAACTTCCTTATATCTTGAAGAGTTAAACCTTCTTTTATTATATAATGAACTGGCAATCCTAAAATTTTGTAAGCTTCAAGTCTATGTTGACCATCACATACTTCCATTTTTTCATTAACAATAATAGGAATATTAAGATCTCTTTGATCTATTTGCGAAGATAAATCCTTTACATGTTTATCTACTATATCTCTATTACCTACTAAATATGTAAATATGCTATAGTCAGTAGTTACGTGAATTTTACTTTTATCTTTCCTAGTTTTTTTATCGTCTTTGTCCAATTTTTCCTCCATTGACTGATTGGATTTTGTTATTGATTTTGCAATCATTACTACAATACATAATATAAAATATTTTTATTGCAAGTAAAAAATAAAAAAAATGATAGTTTAGGTATTGACATATATGTAATGATGTCTATATTTAACCTTGCAAGTAGAAATTTTAACGAAAGTGAGGTTAGTATGGCACAGAATTTCTATGACATGAAT